TCCAAGCCGTTTTCGATAGTCATATCCAGACTTGTTACTGTTGCGATAGATGATCCACCTTCAGTAATCGAGCCAGTAAATGAATCGAATGGCGTATTCCCTACGTCAGCAGAATATGTTGAAGATGCAACTTCTGCTGTTGCTAGAGACAAATCCTTGCCGACGACAGTGAATGTTGTGCCTACCATTGAGTTTGGAGCGACAGAGATTGCCAGAGAGTTGAACTCAACACCTTCATACCGATGGAACTCAGGAGTCGCTAAATCCCCAAACTTACGCTCTAAGGTATAAGACCTGCGAGTTGAGCCAGACTTCAGAACATTCGTTGACCAAGTACCGCACATGACAGCCTCAAGAATGTCGTCAAATGCACCGTATTCCAATTCAGACGATACATCGCCGCCGATAGACTTATTTCCATGACGGAAATCTTCGACCTGACGATCACCACGCAACTTTTCGGATTCAATGGCATCCTTTGTTAGAGCCAAACTCGTTCCAGTATGTGGAAACGGAGTCCAAGTCGGAGTTGCGGGGGTTGTACCATAAGTCACTTCTGCGATGTAATGCAGAGAGTGTTGTGCGCCGTTTGCGATAGCCATTTGCTTTACCTCGCGTCAGTATATGAATAAAAATTAACAGAAATAGGCACAAAGTGATATGCACCATCTGTTATTGCCTGTGCGATAGAAACCGACCGCACACGGACACTTACGTCATTATACGACATAACTGTACCGCGCTTGAAATGATCTGCGACGGAATCCGGCACTGATGAACGACCCTGCCCCGCAGGATAGACGACATCTATTTGATAAATCCCGTTTGTTTCATCTTTACCGTTAGTCCCCAAACCGACCTGCTGGGTTTCCTCTGGAATGAAGTTTGGAGTTAAGAAAGTTGCGTTACCTGCTGGCTCGTAGTTGATATTCGGCCAAGCAATGTCATAACCACCTGCGAAAGTGTTAAGACGGTTATCAAGAGCCGCTTGTATGTCATTGAAAGTAGTAGCCATTATTTGCCACCTCTAGCTCTTAATTTAGCGATACCTTTGTCCACGGCAATTCTAGCCATACCAGCAGGAGCTTGCCTAGAGAATCCATTCACGGTCTTGCCTGTTGGATTCTTGGGCGGATTTGGATACTTGCCGTACTCAACAGTCCGTGCGTAAGGAAGGCTGTTTGCCATATAAAACGTCTGGCCTATCTGCAATCTTGTCAGTGCCTTATCGACTCTGGATAGTGATGTTTTGCCAGAAGGATCAGTGGCCTTTGTCGTTTGATTCGGGATTGCGCGGTTGCTCGCATACCAGTTGTTGATAAGCGTTCCTTTATCCACTGGAGTACCCATGATCGCATCTTTAGCTATCCCTCGAATGACTTTCCGTACTTCTCTCTTGCTATTCGAGACAATGCGGGCAGTCGCATCAGCCATTCCCTTACTGAACTTGCTCATTTTCTGACCTGCAAGTTACAGGCGACGACTGTTGCCGCTGGCTGTATGTTCGAGACTGAAATGATCCGATAGACCTCGCTGTCCAATGACACTGTATCTCCGACCTGATACGCATACCCTTCGGCCAATACTCTCCGGTCACCTACCTCGATATTCGATTCTCCACGCTCTGCGTCTGTGTAGTCGAACACACAACCATATTTTGTGTAGTTTGAGCTTGTAGGAGACGTTGTGCCGGTATTCGGGTCATACGAGCCATCTGTACTGCGAGTGAAAGTCAGTTGCCGCCCAAAATTCTGGAGCAATGTCCCTGCACTCGACTGAAGGGCCGTATAGTTGAACGTCATACCCTAAACACCTGAAATGCCGGTTGAACGATACGATTCAGTGCATACTGGAGTGCTGGAGTGATTGTGCGGTTTTCGCTGTTTTCTGCGTACTGCACTTCGATGTCTCCAACACGCTCACGCAACGTCTTGCGCGATTGTATCTCCAGCTCGCTGTATCCAGCGGCCTCAACGACAGTCGCTTCGTACACGGCGATTTTGACTTCTTTCGGAATCTCTGTCGCATCAGCGTAGTAGCCGTCGATAAGGGCTTCCGTACGAGGCCACTGAAGCGGTTGATTCTCGTTTGCCTTATTGCCGATGAAGTAGAGTCGCTCAATATAGTCCATAGCGCGGAGTATCTGAGCTTCCAGTACATTATCATCGGCGTTATAAGTAATATCCCGACTATCTGCCCAAGCCTTAAACTCAGCCAGAGTGACGTACGAGTTAGCACCTGTGACAACCGATCCATCCTCAATGACCAAAGCCATGACTTACGCCTCTCTATATCCACCGGACTTATATGCTTCAACCATTGATGGGTGAACCATCGCTTCCTTGCCATCGTCTCGAACCATTTTAGTGAGCGTTGGCGCATCTGATTTTGGAGCCGCTTTCTTAACCGCTGGCTTTTTAGCGGGTGCTTTCTTGGTAGTCGTCTTTGATTCTGCCATTTTATGAATCCTCATTAGAAACGGGGGCCGAAGCCCCCGCTAGGATCGACATTAGCCGACCAATGTAGCGATGAAGTCAGACTTCCACGCTTTGACACCCCAAGATGCCGCAACTTCGATCATGGTCTTGCGATAGCCCTTGTAAACACGGACCTCGAATACCAATCCTGAAACTGGGTCTTGAACAGTCATAGCGTCGTCTGCCATGTCGCCACCTTGTGGTACTGCTGGCGCACGAACCGCTAATTCCAAAGCACGGCGATGGAATGCGATGTTCGCTGTGTAGTTGTTGCCCACAGTGATTGCATCGTTGTCAGCTTCAGCCGCTACCAGACCAGTTCCACCGATAGTGAATGAACCGCCAGCAAGAGCTGTGTTGACAACATACTTGTCAGAAGTACCTGCGAAGGTAACGATGTCACCTGCAAGGATAGTTCCTGTACCAGTATCAGTTGCGATTACTGTGTCACCGATAGCTGAAGAAGCATCGTTCAACAAGTAGCCAGTACCAGTACCCTTGGTGTGAATGCCGACTTGAGCCGACTCACGGATACCAAGACCCTGAAGATCAAGCAAGATGCCCTGACGCAGAAGATCAGTACCACCGGCAGTGTTAGCCTGTTGTAACTGAGCGAGCTGACGCAAGTTAGTTCCTGCAAGAGTGTTGAGGACCAAAGACACCTGACCGTCGTTCTGTGGCATACCGTTGTCTACCAGAATTTGGCGGATTTCAGCAATCTCAGAGAAGTTAGAGCCGAATGGTGTAGTACCTGCTGTACCGAACGCACGAGAGGAGTTCGTGTAGGCTTCTTCCCACAAGTCTTGCTCCATTTCGTTAGTCAGAGTACGCATTGCCTGAGCAATCTGGTCACCGTACACAGTCTCGAATCCGATACCGTTGTTCAGATGGAGTACATCTTCACCAGTGTAAGGAATCTGAACCGCACGAGCGTTTGAGATTGTCAGTGTCTTGTTATCAACAGTCTGATCTGTTCCTTCTGGAATAGTCATAGACTCTGATACGTCCACTGCTGATGCTTCACGAGTGAAAGAAGCACGAACTACGTCGCCCTTCGCCGCCCGCTCAGAACCGTCAGCGTTGATAGTGGAAGCAGGAATGAAGCCTACTAGCTCCCGTCCTACTACGTCGGCGGCTTTGTAGATGTCTGCCGCTAGATCAGTTAATACGTTAGCCATGTGGCTTCTCCTTTAATCGTCATAGACTTTGCCGCCTTCTTTGAAGAACTTTGCACGATCAGCGTGTTTCATATCCTCAAAATCAGAGCGACTAATTTCTCTATTGCCCACATCAGCCCCGCCTTGTGAACGAGTGGCCCCGCCACCGCTTGCTTGGATACCATCAACTAGGAATGGATAATCATTCCGCACATTTGATACCAAGTCCTCAAGAGTGCTGACAGTCAGTTGACCTGAGTCATCAGTCACCCTTAATTCTCCATCCATAAGCGTAAGTCTCTGACTTAGCTTTTCTTCTAACAATTTTGCCTTGGATACGTCTTTTGTCAACGATCCAGCGATTTTAGTTGCCTCAGACGATATTTTCTGTCTGACGACCTGTTGATTCATTTCTTCGATTTTTTGCCGTAAAGCATTGGCTTCTTGCTTTTGGCTTTCGTAGAGTTCTTGGTACTGCCCGTTTTCTTGAGCATACCTCTCTTTTTCAGCTCTGGCCTTGGCATCTAGCTCATCCTTTGCTCGTTGTGCGGCTTTTTTCTCAGCCAGCAATTCATCGTTTTTTGCCTTCAGTCCTTGGACTTCTTCAGCAATTCTTTCTTCGAGGCTCTTATCCAGAGTCTCCTTGAACTTCTCAGAAAGTTGCTTCTTAACTTCCTCATCAAGCTCGACTTCATTTAAAAATTCCATGCTTCACCTCTAGCTTCGCACGTTGAGCCTCTGGCTCCAGTTACAATTTTACCCTATTAAATACTTCGGGTTCGACTTTTCTTAACTCATTGAGCGTCAAAGTTTTCCCTGACTCGTCAACGAACTTAGAAATGGGTAGTTTTCCTCTGCGGAATAGTAGTCCACGAGTTTTGCCTAATACTTCATCCTGAAACGCCGCAGGTTGCCTTGTCAGCCACGATTGATA